ATTGGAATTTAGATTCACCACCTCCTGAGGAGGATTAATGAATCCATTTGAGTATGCGAATGACTTGATGAAGAAGAAAGATTATGATGGTGATTGTATCAGAGAACGAAAAGATTACAAACCATTTTTTATAAATCGTTCTTTATCTTATCAACCAGATTTGATTCATTATGCAAATATGATGAATGAGTATCCAATGTTGGATACCAAAGCTCATTATGATTTCTTACATCAGACAGTTGATAAAAAGAAAAGACCTTTTAAAGGTTGGATTAAAGTAAAGAAGTTAGAAGATTTAGCTGTTGTTAAAGAGTATTATAAGTATAGTAATAAAAGAGCGTTAGAATGTTTGAATATATTGACTGAGAATGATATAAAACAACTCAAACAGAAGCTGTTTAAGGGTGGAAAATCTCCATAGTATAAATATTATATAATGGTTGTTTTATGAATTTGAAAGGAGATTACAATGGAAGATGTTGCGAAATGGTCTATTGATGATATGATTGAAGTGAAGTTGAAAGAAGATGATGATTTTTTTAAAGTCAAAGAAACTCTCACAAGAATTGGAATAGCTTCAAGGAAAGAAAAGAAGTTATTTCAATCATGCCATATTTTACACAAACAAGGTAAATATTATATCGTTCATTTTAAAGAATTGTTTGCACTTGATGGTAAGCCAACAAACATTTCAGAGAATGATCTTGAACGAAGAAATACAATTGCCAATCTTCTACATGAGTGGGAGTTGGTGAAACTTGTTGTTCCAGAAAAAGCACAACCAACTGTTCCGATTCGACAATTAAAAATTCTGCCTTTTGGTGAGAAAGAGGAATGGGACCTGCAAGCAAAATATAGTATAGGTAATGTTGGAATAAAATCAGCAACTGAGAAAGAAGCTAAAGGAGTTACAGAGCTTGATAATAGTTCATTTGAATAATGCTGGTGTAGCTCAGTTGGTAGAGCAGCTGATTTGTAATCAGCAGGTCAGGGGTCCGAGTCCTCTCACCAGCTCCGGGAGATAATATGAATATAAAGGTTGTGAAATTAATTTCAGGCGAAGAACTTATTGGTGATTGGAATGATGATAAATATATAATTACTAATCCAGTTGTAATGGTTCCTGTAGCTAAATCTCAATTAGGATTTTCTCCTTGGATTCCATATGTTGAAGAAGAATCAGTACAGTTAAACGAACAACATATTATGACAGTTTTAACTCCTGATAATAAATTACAGAATGAATATAACAGAGTCTATGGTTCTGGTCTTATAGTACCAGATGCTGAAAAAATTATTCATTGAATTTTCCTTGTTTTTTGTTTTGTTTTTTGGTATAATTATATTATGAAGTTTTACACTTATATTGGAATGTTGAAGAATCAAATCTACGTTAGAGAGATTTCTGCGGATAAAGAACATTCGTTTAAAGAAAACTTTCAACCCACCATGTACACCACAGCACCATCAGAGAAATGTAATTACACTACTCTTGATGGAACACCAGTTGGTCATATCAAGTTTGATAATATTGCTTCTTGTAAAGATTTTATAAAACAATATAGTGGTACAACCAATTATCCAATCTTTGGTAATACTAATTATATTGTGCAATATATTTCTGAAAAATATCCAAAGAAAATTCAATGGAATACGAATAAATTACAAATCTATACAATAGATATTGAAGTATCAGCTGAAGATGGATTTCCAAATATCCAATCAGCTGCATCAGAGGTTACAGCTATTACGGTACATGATAGTGTGAGTCAAACCTATTATGTATGGGGAACTAATGGTTATGTGCCACATGATGATACAAAACAAATTAGTTATAGTGAGTGTGATGATGAAGATGAAATGATAGAGAGTTTTCTTGTTTGGTGGGAACACAATTATCCACATATTATTACAGGGTGGAATTGTAAGTTCTTTGATATTCCATATCTGGTTAATCGTATTAAGTATCTTGATAAAAGACCTTCCAGATTATCACCAATAGGTTTGATAAATGATCGTAATGTTTTTATAGCTGGTAAAGAGAATCAGTATTATACAATATTTGGTATTTCGACATTAGATTATATTGATTTGTATAAGAAGTTTACATATAAGATTAGAGAATCATATCGTCTGGATTATATTGGTTCAGTAGAACTTGGATTAAAGAAATTAGAAGTTGGAGATGTACAGGGATATGATTTGTATAAAACCAATTATCAGAAATTCATTGAGTACAATATTCGTGATGTTGAGATTGTAGAGAAGCTTGAGGAGAAGATGAAGTTGCTTGAGTTGGTTATTACTCTGGCATATGAATCTAAGATTAACTTTGAAGATGTATTCTCTCCCGTGAGAACATGGGATGCTATTATCTATAATTTCTTAAAGAAAAAGAATATTGTCATTCCTCCACCTTCGTCAGCAAATAAAAATAAAGAAATTATTGGTGCATATGTTAAAGAGCCACAAACTGGATTGCATAATTGGATAATGAGTTTTGATCTTAATTCTTTGTATCCACATCTTATTCAGCAGTATAATATAAGTCCAGAAACTTTATATGATGGAGTTGTGTGTGCTGATTCCAAAGATGTTGGAGTGTCAGGATTATTGGATCAAAAATTAGATACAGAGTATTTGAAAGAGAAACAGTTGACACTTACTCCAAATGGTCAACATTTTACTTTAAAGAAAAAGGGGTTTCTTCCACAATTAATGGAAGATATGTATAATGAACGAGTAGAGTTTAAGAAGAAGATGTTGCAAGAGCAACAGAAATTGGAGGATGGTAATTATACGAATAAACAAACAGTCATTAATAATATATCCAGATGTAATAATATTCAGATGTCTAAAAAGATTTTGTTGAATAGTGCTTATGGTGCATTAGCTAATCAACACTTTCGTTATTATTCACTTGAAATGGCAGAGGGTATTACAACATCTGGACAGTTAGCAATTCGTTGGATTGATAAAAGTATAAATACATATATCAATAATCTACTTCACACAGAGGACATAGATTACGTTGTCGCATCAGATACGGATAGTATATATATCACATTTGACAGATTGGTTTCTCAAGTCTTTAAAGAGGCAGGAGATTCTGTGCAAACATCAAAAATTATCACCTTCCTTGATAAGATCAGTAAAGATAAAATTGAACCATATATTGATAGCTGTTATCAAAATCTTCATTCGTATGTAAATTCATATGCACAAAAGATGCAGATGGGTCGTGAGGTAATTGCAGATAAAGGTATATGGACAGCAAAGAAAAGATACATACTTAATGTTTATGATTCAGAAGGAGTAAAGTATAAAGAGCCGAAGTTGAAGATAATGGGCATAGAGAGTGTTCGCAGTTCTACGCCTGAATGGTGTCGTGATAAGATTAGAGAATTGATTGGAGTAATTATAAATACTGATGAAGATACTGTTATGAAAAGTATATTAGAGTATCGTGATAAGTTTAAGGCATTAGATTTTGACCAGATAGCATTTCCACGATCCGTTCATGGTATAGAAAAATATTCATCAAATAAAAGTATATATAGTAAAGGAACACCAATCCAAGTGAGAGGTGTTTTATTGTATAATCATTTGTTAAGAAAACATAAGTTAACAAAAAAATATCAATCAATTCGTGAGGGTGAGAAGATTAAGTTTGCATATTTGAAAGAACCAAATCCACTTCAAGAAAATATAATTTCTGTTTCGACACATCTTCCAAAAGAATTTAAATTGGAAAAGTATATTGATTATGATTTGCAATTTGATAAAGCTTTTCTTCAACCAATTAAAAATATATTAGATGTGATTGGATGGAAAACAGAAGAGCAGGGTAGTTTGGAATCTTTTTTTGGGCCTGTTAATTAGGAGTGAGTATGTCAGTTAATAATATTGTTAAACATTTAATAAAGGTGAGTGAAAATGATGTGGCAAGCGTTGTATCCGCTGGTATTATTGGGGATTGTTCTACTTTTGTTGATACTGGATCGTATAGTCTAAACGCATTATTGTCTGGTTCTCTGTATGGTGGAGTGCCGTCTAATAAGATAACTTGTTTGGCTGGTTCAGAATCAGTTGGTAAAACATTTATAGCATTAAGTATAGCAAAGAATTTTTTAGATAAAGATAAGAAGGGTGTTATTGTTTATTTTGAGAGTGAAGGAGCATTGACATCTGATATTATTAAAGAACGGGGTATAGATATTAATCGTTTTATTGTTCTACCAGTAGCTACGGTAGAAGAATTTAGAACACAAGCAATCAAGATTATTGAGAATATGGATGTAGAGTATAATATAATGATGTTTCTTGATTCATTGGGTAATCTTTCTACGAGAATAGAGATGGAAGATTCTGCTAGTGGGTCTGATAAACGAGATATGACCAGAGCTCCTATGATTCGTGGAACATTTAGAACTTTGTCATTGAAATTAGCAAAGGCTAATATTCCTTTAATTGTTACAAACCACACCTT